CTTCAGCTGCAGCCCGATACCCGGCCGCTAGTGCTGCAGTTTTTGCCATACGGCGTGCTTCAGCTCTTTCATATTTAGCAATTTTTGCTTCATTTTCTGCTTTTTCTTTAGCATCTTCTCTCGCTTTTGTGCGTGCTGCTACCTGTGCTGCACGACTTAGAGATTCTGGAGCTGCTAATTTAGCGGGGGGTGCTTCTATGTATTCACCCTTGCGTTTTCTTGAGGGGGCAGCTGCAGCTACAGCTTCTTCTTCGCTGTCACTCTCCATTTCGATAGTATCAGGCCGCGGTTCGGGAATACCTGTAACCCACTGCCGCCTGAGATTTTGGAATGCAGCCCACATCCTTCTTATATCCTTCTTTCAAAACAATCAGAACGGATCGCCGAAGAAACTTACGAATACCTCGTCTTATACTAAGAACAATGTCGGACGTTATCACCGGAGTTCAATTCGGGATTACTAGCCCCGAGGAGATTGTTCGTCGGTCTGTTGTTGATGTAATCACCGATAAGACGTATCAGGGCACTAATCCAGTGCCGGGGGGTGTTTTCGATGCTCGCCTCGGCGTAATCGATTCCGGTAAGGTGTGCCCCACGTGTAAGCACACGAACTTGCAGTGCCAGGGCCATTTTGGTCATATCACTCTTGCTCGACCTGTCTACCTCTATCAGTTTCTAGACTACATCGAGAAGATCCTATTCTGTGTCTGTATCAACTGTTCTAATCTCTATGTCGGTGAGCCCGAACCTTCCACCCTTACGGGTATGGATCGGCTAGCCGATATTCGAGGAAAGAGCGTTGTATTCAAGACCCGTACAGGCAAGTCTGCCAAGGGAGCTCATGTTCCATGCCTAACCTGCGGAACATCTATTCTCAAGAAGGTTGAGAAGATTACAGGTACGGTCTGCACACTTCAGGGCATTATGCTCGGGGGTGAGGAGGAGGCTGTTCCTATTCAGCCCGAGATGGTACTTCGCTGCCTTCAGCGTCTATCGGACGACACTGTAAAGGCCCTTGGCTTTAATCCCACCTACTCTCACCCTGCGTGGATGGTATGCACGGTTCTATCTGTCCCTCCTCTGACTGTTCGCCCACCAGTAGTGATGGACGATAATCAGCGTATGGACGATGATCTTTCGCATAAGCTCATCGATATTGTTCGTGCTAATCAGAAGCTCCGCGAGCAGATTGATAAGGGTCAACCTCGCGATTACATCGAGAAGCACATGAGCCTTCTAGAGTTTCACGTAGCGACCTATGTGGATAACGATATCAAGGGCATGCCTCCTGCTGCTCAGCGTTCTGGCCGGCCCCTTAAGACTCTCAAGTCTCGTATGGGTGCCAAGACTGGTCGCGTTCGCGGCAATCTAATGGGTAAGCGTGTAGATTTCAGTGCTCGCTCAGTAATTACACCCGATGCGAATATCGATGTAGACGAGCTGGGTGTGCCAATCGAGATTGCTACGAATCTTACCAAGCCCGAGATGGTAACACAGTACAATCGCGATCGCCTTCAGATGTATGTTCGCAATGGCCCTTCTAAGCACCCCGGTGCAAAGTCGGTGTTTCTAAAGGCGGACTCTCGTATGATCTCTCTTCGATATGTGAATCCCGATATGATCGATCTCCGCGAGGGCGACATCGTTCACCGGCATCTTATCGACGGTGATAACGTTCTCTTTAATCGGCAGCCATCGCTTCACAAGGGCTCTATGGAGTGCCATCGCGTGAAGGTTCTGCCATATTCCACGTTCCGTCTCAACGTATCGGCTACGAAGCCATATAATGCAGACTTTGATGGCGACGAGATGAACATGCACGTTCCTCAGTCTATCGCCGCCGAGACCGAGCTTCAGCAGCTGGCTTCTGTTCTCCGTCTCATTGTTTCTCCTCGTATCAATGCCCCTATCATTCAGATGGTTCAGGATACGCTCACGGGTGCGTATCGTATCTCAAATCCGGGCGTTCGTATCCACGAGCAGGCGGCCATGAACATGCTTGGTCGTATTCGCCGTCCTCTTGCCACCTTTGTGAAGACCGGTGAGCCACGTACCGGTCCCGATGTTATCTCAGCTGCGTTTCCTCTCATGACGTTCAATGAGAAGGTAAAGCTTGTAGATGGTAAGCTTGTAGGCGGTCTGCTGAATAAGGGTGCCTTCAATACACCTTCTGAGGGTGTTCTTCACGTAATCTTCAATGATTTCGGGCCTCAGCGTTGTGGTCAGTTCATCAATGAGGTTCAGTCAATCGTAACTAAGTTCAATCTTCACACTGGGTTCTCTACAGGTGCTTCCGATCTTATCTCTAACAGAGAGACGCTCGATTTCGTAGAGGCCACGCTGGCTTCTGGTCGTGCTCAGGTTCAGGAGATTCTAACGGACGTCCATGCGGGTCGTTTCGTGAATATCTCTGGTCGCACGGACGGTGCGGAGCTCGAAAACAAGATTATGAATACGCTGAAAGAGATCTCGGCCAAGATCACTTCTAAGGTATCTGATTCGCTACCTCCGGGCAATCGTCTCCTTCAGATGGTAAAGTCAGGTGCTAAGGGCGATAATCTGAATATCACGCAGATGATTGCCCTTCTCGGGCAGCAGATTGTAGACGGTAAGCGTATCGAGTTTACTATGCCTGATCGCACTCTTCCTCACTTTGCGAAGTTTGATGATAGTGCGGAGTCTCGTGGGTTCGTCGAGAGCTCATTCATCCGTGGCCTTCGGCCTGCGGAATACTTCTTCCACGCCATGGGTGGGCGTATCGGTCTCATTGATACGGCGGTAAAGACCTCTGATACGGGCTATATTCAGCGTCGTCTGATGAAGACCATGGAGGATATGCATGTGGCCTACAATGGCACTATCCGAAACAATGCGAATATCGTAATTCAGTATGTATACGGTGAGGACGGTATCGATTCTACGGCGGTAGAGTCGCAGACGATTAATCTTGCAGGCATGACGCTTGAGGATGTCTACAAGATGTTTGCCCTCTCTGTCGATGAGCTTACTCCTCTTCTAACGGAGGCGATCACTGAGGCCCCAGATATGGTAGATGAGATTCTTGCCGATCGCGAGATGCTCGTTCGCGATGTCTTCCGGTATGTGCGGAAGGACAGCGTTCTTGCTCCAGTTCACCTGAAGCGTCTCATTGACCGTTATTCTAATCCATATTCTACCAAGACCGATCTTGTTCCTGCATATATTGTGGAGCAGATTACACTCCTCACGAAGGAGCCTTGGATGAGCTCGAATCGTCTCTTCCACGCCCTTCTACGGTATTATCTTGCTCCTCGTCGGTGCATCATCGATTATCGTTTCACAAAGGAGATCTTTGATGAGCTTATCAAGGAGATCCGCTTCCGCTATATCAAGAGTCGCGTTCACCCGGGCGAGATGGTGGGTGCACTTGCCGCTCAGTCTATCGGTGAGCCTACGACGCAGCTCACACTGAACACCTTCCACAGTGCAGGTACGGTAAAGGCTGGTGCGACGCAGGGTGTTCCTCGTATCACGGAGCTTCTTGCTGTTTCACGCAATCCCAAGAATCCCCTCAACTTTGTGTATTTGGATCCATCTGTTGCCGGTAGCCTCGATCAGGCTATCATGATGCAGCGTGCGATTCAGAAGACGACTGTCCGCGATATCACGAAGCACGTGCGGATGTATTATGATCCATTCCCCCTGGATGCCAAGACGGTTGTTTCCGAGGATCGCGAGCTTCTTGCTAGCTTTCAGGCATTCTCTGTGGGGAAGGCTGACTGCGTCTCTCCTTGGATTCTTCGTCTAGAGTTTGATGATACAGAGATGGCTGCTCGTTCTACTCAGGATATGGTAGCTATTGAGACGGCTATTCTTAATAGTGGTCTGCGTATTGTGAACTGTGCTCATTCGGATGCGTCTTCTCACAAGCTGGTGATGCGTATTCTGTTTGAGCCCGGTGTGGTAACGAACATGCTGACGCTTCGTTTCATGGAGGAGCGTGTTCTCGATATCGTAGTGACGGGTGCATCGGGTGTTGGCCGTGTATATCCTCGCAAGGTGGAGAAGGAGATGCTCTGGGATGAGGCTGTCTCCGGTTATGTGTGCAAGACGCAGTACCTCCTCGATGTGGAGGGTGCGAATATGTATGAGCTTATGGGATTCCGTAACGTAGATAAGACGCGTATCTTCTCGAATGATCTGTGGGAGGTGTTCGATGTGTTCGGCGTTGAGGCGGCTCGTCAGGCGATTCTGGATGAGTTCAATGAGGTGTTTGCGGAGGCATATGTGAATTATCACCATATGTCGATGCTTCTTGATGCGATCACGTATCAGGGTCGCCTGGTATCGGCGGATCGCTTCGGTATGCACAAGCACCAGAACGGCGTTCTAGCGAAGTCCTCATTCGAGGAGACTGCTAAGAATCTGTTTAATGCCGCTGTCTCTGGTGAGTACGACGATATGAAGGGTGTATCTGCGAATATCATGTTTGGTCAGAAGCCGCCCGCCGGTACAGGCTTTGTTGACATTCTGCTGGATGAGACTCGTCTCCCCGATGGGCATGACGAGGAAATTGATACTGCACGTGAGCGTGCTGCTGAGCGTGTGAAGAAGGTTCCAGAGGATGAGGGTGAGTGCAATATGGAAGATATTCTGATGAGTTGGTAATGAAGACCTTTAAGTATCCTCGTAGATTCAGTAGAGCATACTGCAAAAAAACATCGTGCAAACGTATGGGATTCACACAGAAGGCGTCGTGTCGTCCATACAAGAATTGTTACCGCAAAACACGTAAGGTTTAGACATTAGATGTGTTAATCAATAAATGGAGAAGGTTCAGTACGGGCAATCTCTATCGTTTGAGATTGTTGAGACGATCAATGAGCTGCTAACACCCCACGCAGAGATTGTTTTTGTTTCTACAAAGCACCACGGCAATGTTCTTCTGATGGATGGAGAGGTTCAGCTATCGACACTAGACGAGTATCGATATCATGAGTCTCTCGTTCATCCCACAATGAAGAATGTTCGAAGTGGAGCATCTGTTCTTATCATCGGCGGCGGCGATGGCTGTGCTGCTCGTGAAGTGTTCAAGTGGAATGTGAATAGTGTAACGATTGTTGATCACGATAGTGCATTTGTTCATGAGTACGGTATGAAGCATCTGAAGGATCTGAATAAGGGTATATTTTTCGTTGAGAATCTGAGGTATATTTGTAGCGATGCTCTAAACTTTCTTCAGGATACCAAGTCCAAGTATGATGCTATCTTTATCGACCTACCCGATCCAGATACGATGCTAGATCTGTATATTGGAGTGATTGAGGCATCTAGAAATGCTCTAAATCCGGGAGGTAGTATCGGGATGCACGTGGGTCCAGCACTTCTGAATAGTAACCCAGAAAATTGGAAGGCGATCAAGAGCTGTAGAGACACGCTTACGCATGTATATACAGGTCGTTATCCTGAGATTAACTTCAGCACGTGTTATATTCCATCATTCAGCAATGAGTGGGCATTTCTCCATATGACGTGTAGAAAGGACCTCATTGCTAATGTCGATAGGCATCCTGTGTGCCGGTATTGGAATGCACCGAACAATTTCCAAGACATTTACCGGCGTCTGGTCTGACCACGGCTTCCACGAGTAACACGACGAGTACGGCGGCGACCGCCTAGAAGCTCCGACCGCTCTGGCACATACGCCATATAGGGGAAGTTCGGGTTACGAGCCGCACCATCTGTTACAGCGTTATCGGGACCACCTACATAAGGCCCGCCGACCTGAGTGTAGAGCTGGCCGCCCTTCATTTTCCGGGAGCGGCGGCGACGACCACCCGCAATGCCCGTGCCCGCAAGCGTACCACCGCCACCGTACATACCACCGCCGCAGTTAGCACCACCCATCATAGCATCATCGTGTTCAGCACCACCGTACATACTACCGCCCTTCTTGTAGGTCTTCTTCGCGGCCTTCATGGCATCGCCAAGAGAATAGCTGGGGTTCGCCTTCTTTACCTTCATTACGTGTGTGAGCCAAGCAGAGCGTTTACCACCGTCCATATTTGTATGACTGCTGAGACTTTTTACTGAACAGAGCCCACGGTATAATCGAATATAGGGGATACCATTCTCTTTGGCTGAAAAGATACATTAGGATTTTGAGGAGGTGGGGCGGTGTATGTAACCGGCTTATAACGCAAGGCCTCGGGTTTCACAATGAATGACGCTTCAACAAACCGACCAGTGTAGAGCTCCATCGCATTATCGAGACTGCCGTAGTTCATCAAAATCCACTGGCATCCGAATGCCAATGCCACTTCAGCATTCTTATTTTCCATCGAAGCATCTGCTAAATCTGGAACAACAAGTGTTATATTTCTGCGATTGAATGTTATAAGTTCATCGTAATCATATGTTTGCGAGGCCTGCGTATACGTTAGGCGGCGGCACAAGGAAGATGACCACGATAAATTTACCAATTCATCCATGCCATTTCCTTTGTGGTGGTCTCCACTTACAATGACTAGTTTTCCTAACAAATTGCACACCGGTTCAAGAGCAAGATTTTTGCGTTGATAACTGTAGGATGAATCTAACATGAACTTTCTGAGAGTCATTTTTAGGATATCGGCACACTTATTCAGAATTACAGTATCTTCTGTGTGGAATACCAAACTTAATATGAAAGGAGATGTAGATTTGAAGGCTACATTTGCGATGGCTATACAGCAATCCTCAAATGGAAGTGTGTTATAGGTCAGCATTAAGCTTTTATCGTTCCCGACGCCTACAACGGGCATCTTATCGACGGCATATACTGCTAACTCTACGATACGAGCACCGCCCTCCACAACCTTTGTGATGGCATCTGTCGTAATATAGGTGTACACTGTTGTTCCAGGGACAACCGTGTGTCCAGAACCAGCAACGCAATAATCGGTTAACAGATTATCTGTCGGGCATGTTAGTGGGGCTGGCTTCATAACATCGGAATATACAGCTAAATTACGAGTTAAGACGGCATCTTCTGGGGCAGCCTGCTTAGTATAGGTAAGATATAGCCAAACTGACAACGATACTCCTAAAAAGAATATAGCAGCCAGCATCGTGTACAAGATTATCGTCTTGACCTCCATTGTTTAGAGTCCCTTGAAAAACATCGGCCGCATCATCGCAATAACATCATCTGGAATTACTTCTCCCATCGGAATGTTAAAGAGCGAACAGTGGATGAAATAAATGCAGAACATTCCGCATTCGGCTTCTTTTCTTTGGTGGCGTGTTGCATTATATTGAAGTTTCATATCAGGAAGTTGAGTAGCCCAGCGTTGCATAAGAACCTGGATTTCTGGTTCGGGTCTCTGTGCATATGAATCAAAAAATGTCATTTGTGGATGAATCAAATCGGGACGCATATCGCAGAAGGCTGCGATCCAGTGCTCTCCTGATCCAGTTGAAATATCTGTATTGAATACGATACCCACTCTATAAAAGCCCTTTTTCTGTAACTGTTTGAGATTCAAACTGCACAGTGCCGAAACAAGACATACCCCAGTCTGCGTGTGTTTATCAAAATCAATGGGAACTGTTCCTACATAATAAAAATCAGGAACAAGCTTTGTATATCCCTTTAAAACACCATCTATATCATCGGATGAAAGCCAATTTGCACGGCCACCGCTCCAATCTTTCGGAGCAGTAGGCTTCTTGATTAATTTCCGAACAATGCATTCAGGTGTTCCAGCATCGCATGCTTTCTTGAGTCGGCGTGTTAATTCTTCCCATACATTCGATGGTGGTATCGGTTTTTCTTTTGGATGTTCGGCATTATATGCCTTACGGAGTGCCTCTAGATCGAGTTCATCCATCTCTTATTCAAAACGGATGTTTTTTGCTGTAAGCGTATTAAAACGTAAATGCCTCTCGTAGATCACGTTCGCAAGTACCGCTTTCTGGATGACCGACTGAAGACTATGAACGCGGAGGTTGCAAAGCTACGAGAGGATCGCAAGGTTGAGGAGCTCCATATGATCGACTATCTGAAGAGTCCCGCATATGCTACTATTCAGAAGATGGATATCAATGACGATAAGTCATTTATCAAGATTCAGCGTCCGGACACATATTCAAAGCCCTGGGGTATGTCTGTAAAGGACCTTCTGACGCACCTACAGAAGTTTGAGGCCACGGGTAAGCCATTCACAGCACAGGCGTGTTGGGAGTTTATGGTGGATAAGCGAAAGGGCGAGCTAGTTGCTACCGAGTTCTCATTTACACGCTATATGCCAAAGGCAGATAATGATGACGTTTGAGGAGTGGATCACTGGTAATACTCCTGACGGTCATCCTATTCGAGATGAGATTCTAATTCTGTACAATAAGATTGAGCACTTTTTACATGCATTTCGGGGTCAGATTGATAAGCCTCGTCTTTTTCATGAGCTGTGCCGCAAGATTTACGAAGAGAGTACGCATTAATACTAATGTCGGTTCGGGACCTTGTCGTTCAGACCTTTATTGAGCTCCACGCAGAGGAGCACATTTCTGTATCTTTTCCAGATGAGTGTCCATTCTGCGATCTTCTAATCAAACGCACGAACGATGAGTTTAAAATCAATCTTGCAGACAGAATTGAGCCTGTTATTACTGAAATTAAGTATCAGTGGGATCGTCTGGGGTATCTGATCGCAGATAAGTGTTCTGACATTAGTCTGACTGATTCTATTGTTTCAATTTTGGTGAATCATCCTATTCGTGCTGCTCGCATTGATGAGGCTCTGACCGGAGATGATATTCTGAATCACCCCTATGTCCTTCAAAAATATAAAGAGGTAACTAAATAAATGACTTGCCCTTGCCAATCTGGGGGACGTAGAACACGCAAAAATCGGAAGCTCCGCAAGCACCGCGGTGGGTCGATGGTAGGTGATGTCCTTTTGGCTGGTTCAGCGTTGGGGCTTTATTCCTATTTCAAAAAGAAGGGCGGTGCTCGGCTGCCTACTCGCAAGACCAAGTCTGCTCTTGCAACTCACCGCAACAAGTTCAGCTATACAAGCTAAAATGGATAAAGCGGAAAGAAAGAAATAATCAAGAGTATAAATGGATACCTTTGTTCTTCGTGAGGCAGTTGTTAAGGCTACGGATACCCCCCGTATCACACTTCCCTATTTCACAAAGTACGAGTATACTGCTCTACTCGCATGTCGTAAACAGCATCTTGCGGAGGGTGCAGTTGCTGTTATTCCATTGACCGAGTTCTCTACAAACGATCCCAAATTTCTGGACAAGGTCGCTGAGCGTGAGATTCTTGAGAGAAAGCTGCCATATCTGGTGCGTCGAAAGCTGCCCGATGGTACTACAGAGTATTGGCCCGTAGCAGAACTTGAACTTGCATGGTAATAATGGAAGAAAAGTTGGATAAAATAGATGAAGAAAATAGCGAAACTTCTTCACAGATAGCATCTACGTGGAATACATCTCATGAAACCCTTTTGGCTGCAATTGCAGATCGTTCGAACTGTTCAAGGTGGCTACATAATGCTAGCCAGTCGTATTTTGATTCATACAATTTTTATCTGACTGTTCCAAATATTGCTATTTCAACGGTGGCGGGTTCTGCGACAATCGGCCTTACAAGTATTTTTCCTCCAGACTATCAGCGAACCGCAGCTACTATTATCGGCTTATGCACACTCGGATGTGGTGTTTTGACCAGTATAAATCAGTACATGAAATCTGCTCAGCTCGCCGAAGCACATCGGGCGGCGGGCGTTGCTCATGGAAAATTGCACCGTGTGATCGCAAGCGAGTTAACCTTGCGACGCGATCAACGATTGAATGCTCTAGATTTTTTGAAGGTAATTCGTTCTGAACAGGATAGACTTCAAGAAACATCTCCAGCTATACTCGAAAATATTATTAAGAAATTTCGGCTCCAATTCAAAGATAACGTTGAACTAGAAAAACCAGAAATAGTTGGAGATCTAGACCACGTTCAGGTGAATCATTCATCTAAATATGAATCTCATACGCCCACTAGGCCTCCAAATAATACCCCAAACGCTACGAACTCTCTTAATGCAACGCCGACAGTACGACCCATTGGAATTTCCCCTACAGCCAAAGTAATACCGCTCAGTGTCCATTTGCTCCAATCATTGACAACTGGTCAAGGCTAGGTGGGAAAAGTAGAAGAGGTCCGCGGGGCTTGCCGCGATCAAGCCAGCGAGCAGGATCGCGGACAAGAGTACCATCGCCTATTTGAAGATCGACTTCTGTGTTTCTGTCAAAACGTGGATCATTTGCTTGAAGAGCCGCATACTCAGATAGGATACCATATGGCGAATATACATACGATGAGAATACATCAAAGTGAACAATTAACCCCAGAGCAACTAAGACAATTGCGGTAAGTGTATACTTCTTGAATAGAAGACCTCCGATTACAGCTACCCAGAGACCTCTCACAATAAGTGAATAATTCTGGACAGTGTCGAGCAGAATAAACGGAAGACCTACAAGCATAGGTACGGCGGCTAAACAAACAACGGCTACCGATAACGCCAAGTCGCGGGGCTTGGCTACTAGCATCTCTTGTTTCAGGAGTAGAAAATGGAACGGGATGTTTGTTGGTAGAAGACAATACCAATGATTATCCCTATTCGTTGTGTGACGTGTAACAACATTCTTGCGGGTAAGTGGATGACCTATCAAGAGAGTGTTAAGAAGTATAAGACGCGTGAGGGTCGGACGGAGGATGAGATTCCTTATTTGACGAAGACCACTGTGAAAACCGCAGAGGGTCGGGCGATGGATGATCTTGGGCTAACACGCGAGTGCTGTCGCCGGCACATGTTAACGCACGTGGATCTTCTGTAAGTGTAGTATAATATGTATTCTGCAGGCAGACGTACCTACTCTTCTGGTGAACTATTAGCTATCAGACGCCAACAGGTTGAGAGAGCCACCACACGCCCTCCTTCGACTAATTTACAGGACAGCTCGGAGTTAACTGCTCGTGTTCGGAAGTTTAACTCTGTTTTGCCCGAGGCTTTACCTTCTTATGGTAATTCTGCTAATATGGTGAAGTATAATGATTGCTCTGTTGTTCAGGCGATGCGGGCCGGACAGAAGTATCGCACTGCGGCAACTAATTATCAACCTCGCCAAGATCAGAATACATGTGCTCAGGTGCCGAATCGTTTTTTGACTTCTAATCCTGCAAAGTTCGGGCCTACTACGCCCAATGTAGTCGAATGCTCATATCCAATACCCGATGATCAACGTGTAGTTCAGCCGTTCAATCTTCCCCAGCATTTCGGTATGGGCCACAACACGAATAAGGTTGTTATGTCAAATAATCCCATGCCCGTATCAGGATGTCTGTCGTGCGACCAGATAGAAAAATAACACTAAACATATAATGTCTGTCTCGATCAGTTCGCTTGGACAGAAGGGCAAAGGAGCTTCTGGAACTCAGGTGACAGAACAGCGTCGCCTTGTAGCAAACGCAAGAGCATATAACGGCGGCTTGGCGGCGAATGCATCTCAAGCCAAGATAATCGGAGCTATCCCACCCAAAGATATACGCACATTTAATGCAAGACTTAATGTGCAGTCTCAGATAACTGGCGGGGCA